CTGATCTTGGTGGGCGGCACGTCGTAGCCGAGCGGCGCGCCGTCGTAGGTGAAGTGCAGGTGACTCATGCCAGCCCGATGGCCCGCACCTTGGCCCCGGCGTAAGAGGTCCGCTTCTGCGTCGCGGTCGTCATGTCTCGCGCGGTGGATTCTGCCTTCACCGTGAGCGTGAAGTTGCCGGATCCGGGCGATGGCGTCATGAGCTTCCGCGCGTCGCCGACGATGGGCGCGGGGTTGACATCATTCTCACCCTGACGTGCGGGGATCCCGGTGTACGGGCTTGGGATACTGATTCCCAGGATCGCCGATACGATCCGGTTGGTGTTGGCGACGGCACCGGTGAGCGCCGCCGCCGCATCGCGCCCGCGCTCGATCAATACGCGAGCCGCCTGGTGCTCGGCCCTGCGCGCGTAGGTTTCCTGCCTGACGGCGTTGCGTCGCAGCGTGGCGGTGATGGCTGATGAGGTCGGCGTGAAGCCCTTGGCGACGGCCCGGGACATGACGCCGGGAGCATCGTTCGCCGGCGCTATCTGCCCGGCCCCGAGCCCGCGCACGTTGCCGGCCCCGCGCTCGGGCCGCGGAGTCTCGGCAGCCGCGATCCCGGCGTTCAGGACCTTGAGCGTCTCGTTCAGCCCGTCGAAGCTGGCCGCGGCGAGCGGGTTCCAGCGCGACTCTTCAGCCAGCCGGTTGGCACCATCGATGAGCGCCTGCCGGCCCGACCTGAGTTCGTCCAGTGTGGCGGTCTTGACGAACTCGGCGGCCTGCCGCGCAAGCGCGCTCGACTGGTTGCTGATCTGGGTGTACTGGTCGAAGGCAACGGCACCGACGGCCGCAACCGCGCCAACCGAGAGCGCGGCGCCGGCGAGCGCTGCCCCACCCGTGAGCATGGCGCCGGTGCCCGCTGGCGCGAGTGCGCCCGGCAGCTTGCCGCCGATTCCCCCAGTCACGTCGGAGACGTAGACGGGATTCCGCGGTGATGCGCCCCGCGAGCCCATGAGCCCGCCGACGATATCCGGGATGGCGGCGCCGATGAGTCCGCCCGACAGCTTGTTGACGGCGAAGCCGCCCACGAGAAGCCCCTGGATCGGGCTGGGCAGCTTCATGAACACGTCAAACAGCGTCTTGGCCGCGCCCGCGGAGATCTTCAGGAACTCCACGAGCGGCCCGAGCGCGTCCGTGATGCCCTTGATCGCTCGCTCGGCCCCGCCGTCCTCCATCGCCGCGGCAAACTGCTCGATGCCCCGGATGATGTCGGGCAGGATGGAATCCACGAACTTCCCGAAGGCCGGGACGAGTTGGTCGCCGACGACATCCACGACGCGAGTCAGGGACGGGAGCAGCTTCTGGCCCATGTTCTCGCGGATGTTCGCGAGGCCCTCGCGCAAGACGCCGAGGCGCACCTCCAGCGTGTCCTTCATGGCCTCGTTGACGGCACCAAACCGCTTCGTCAGCTCGGCCAGTATCTTGCTGTAATCCGACCCCCCGAGCGCGGCCTTCTTCTGCTCCGCGGTCATCGTCTTGGATTCGGTGATGGCCTTCTTCTGCGCGGCCGTCAGCTTCGGAATGACGATGCCAAGGCGGGCCAGGGAACCCATGTTGCCCTGAAGTGCCTTGCCGACGTTCAGCGCGATGGTCTCCACGTCGCGCCCCGTCGCGGTGGACGCGGCGATGATGAGGGGCGTGAGTGCCAGCGTCTGCTTGCCGGTCGCCTGCATCCCGATAAGGCGCGTCTGGATCGTGGCGATCAGCTCATCGTCCTTGCCGGTGAGTTGCAGCAGCGCCGCTTGCTGCGCGATCATGCCGCGGTAGTCGGCCGCGTTCACCCTCCCGGCACCCTTGGGCGTCCCCAGGTTCGTCCCCGCGACGGCGTTGGTCAGGAGCTTCTGGACCTTGAGCGCTTCCTGCCCCTCCTTCACAGAGAGCGCGATCAGCCCGACCAGCGACGACACGGCGCCGACCGCGAGCATCGCGCCGTTGCGAATGGCGGTGCCGATGCCGGCCCCGAGCGTCACGAAGCCCCGGTGGAGCCGCGCCGTGGATGCCGTCAGCCGCGCGGTGGACGCTTCGAGGTTGCTGAGTTGCTTGTTGGCCGTGCCGATGACGCCCGGCGCGTTGCTCTTGAATGTCAGATCGACCGCGAGCTTAGCCGTGTCCGCAAGGCTCACCGGCGGCCTCCCAACATCGCGCGTGCCCGCGCCATCGCGGCATCTTCGGCGGATTGCTCTTCGCGCTCGTGCTCACGGATGGGCGCACCGACGCGCTCCTCGGCGAGGAGCTGGAGGGCGACGCGCGCAAGATGCCACGAGCGATGGATCACGCTCGCGTCTCCGAAGGCACGGGCGAGAACGACTTGGATGAGGCTCGGCGCTCCGCTCGCGACGGCCGGATGGCTGATGTCGAGGCGTCGGTCGGCCCATGCTGCCGCGTATTCTGTGACCGTCGCACTAAAGGGCCGAGCACGGCCTCGCTGTACAGGTCGTTGGCGGCTTCGGACACCTCGGCCCCGCCCCGGCCCCACGGCAGGAGCCGTTCGATGCTCTCATGGGTGATCGGTTCGGGGTCCCCGTCCTCATCGACGAACGTCCAACCCGTGATCCCCTCGTCAATGAAGACGCGCGCCAGCATGGACTCCAGGCGTGAGGCGTCCGACCCCGCCGCGGCGATGGCGCCGTTCGCCCGGAGGCCCAGCGTCATCGAGGCCTCCGGGGCGAGCGTCACGGTATCGGTGGTGTGAGCGCCGCCGATGCAGCGGCAGGCGCCCACATTGACTACGACGGGCTGCATCCCGTCGGCGGTGGTCATGGCATCGTCGCCAGTGCATTGACGACGGCAGCCCGGTAGGCGTAGGCCAGGGTCGCGTCGTAGTAGGCGCGGTACGTCAGGATCATCGTGGCGTTGCTGCCCTGCTCGCCGTCTTCAGCCGTGAAGAGGCGGAAGGCCCCGCGGCGGTCGTAGGAATACGGCGCGCCCAGCCCCGCGGAGAGGGTGGATGTGGTGGTCACGGCGATGAACCGCGACGGCACCGGATCGTCATCGAGGGTCGCGCGCTCGGCGATCATCGCGGCCGTTTTGGCAACGGTGAGCACCATCTCGATCTGCCGTGGCCCGCGCCCGTATCCGCCGAGGCTGAACCGGGTGGAGTTGCCGTTGGCAAAGCGCTTCTTGTCGAGGTTGTTGTTGACGCGGATCGTCGCCGCATGGACGGTGTTCGTCAGCGGCGTGGTACCGATGGCGCCCGCGGTCGGGTCCATGAAGAACTTGGTATCGGCGCCGAACACCCAGATCGGCGACGGATCGATCACGAGCCCGGCCGTCCGGTTGCCGAACGTGGCGCCCGAGTAAATCCACTGGTCGCTGATCGTCCAGGGACTCAGGTCCTCCGGCATCGTCTCTTCGAGCTGATTGATGACTGCGCCGAACGCGAGGATGCCATCGGTGTTCGGCGTGGTGGCGGCATCGCTGGTGTCGTCGCCCCACTGATCGGAGAACACATCGAACACGTCAGCCGTGAGCGACGCGACCTGGTAGGTCCACGTCTTGGCCGCGGCAGAGACGGCAGTGACGCCTCCCTTGAGGCCGGCGTTGAGACGGATGGGGATGGGGCCGAAGGGGAGGGGGCCGGTCTTGGTGCAGGCGATCTCGGGTGCCCCGCGGTACGGGGCGAGGATCGGATCGAGGCTGCCCACGTCCACGTCCGGGTCCGTGGTGCCGGGGTCAAAGGTGATGGCCCCGCGGTAGGGCTCGACGTAGGTGGCCGGGACCGCGCCGTTGAGCGTGGTCTGCACGCCGATCTGGTGCTTTCTGAAGCGGATGTTGCCGGGGGTAACGGCAATCGTCATGTGATCTCCTTTCGGGCCTTGAGGCGGCCCCCACCGTCCGTCGCTGGAACTGGATCGTCAATCGTCATCAGAGGCGCCCCTCCTGCGCGACGGATGTCCCGAAGGTGAAGATCGCGGCGCGGTAGATCGCCTCGCCCATCTGCACCTCGCTGTCCGTGATGCTCGTCACGCTGGTCACGCTGTTCCCCCCGAGCGCGTGCGGCGCGGCGGTGAAGGCGTCCAGCAGGCCGTCCACGAGGATGTCCATACGGTCGAGCGTCTGTGCGTTCACCGGGAAGGTGTCAAGCACGATCACGGCGAGCCCGGAGAGCGTCCGCGTTCGGATCCCCGAGTCGTGCACCACCGTCTCATTCCGGTTGGCAATGAACGCGCACGGCTTCTCGAATGCCGTACCGTCCGGCCTCGCCGAGTAGACGCCGCGGAGCAGCGTCGGATTGGTCGTCTTGTAGGCGTTCAGCACCACCAGCAGGCCAGCTACCGAGTCGGCGCGGAAGGTCGAGCTCGGCATCAGTCGGCCGCGTTCCAGGCGAGGATGATCGGCTTGGTGCCGGACTCCTCGGCGGCCTTCTGCGCGCCCGGCCAGAGGTACGGCGTCGCCCTGCGGCCCTGCGTGGACTTGGCGAATGCCCAGCCCGCGACGCCCACGCCCTTGCGCGTCCTCGAGCTCCCCGTCAGCCGAAGCTGCGCGCCCCCTGCGCCACCGCCGCCGGTATCCACGCGCCACGCCATGAAGGGCTTGTTCTTGGGCACGATGCGCTGCTTGCGCGGCCCGTGAATGCCCGTGCCGAACTCCACGTACCGCGCGTAGCCGACGCCATCGATCCCGCCTGCTTCGATGCGGGCCGTCGTCTCAGTGATCGGCCCGAGCCGGATGGAATGTTCGAGGTTCGACGACTTGGAGAACGTCCGTGCCGCGATGAGCTTCGCGTTGTCACGCCCCGCGGCGGCAATCTCGGTCAGGATCATCTTCGGGTCGCTGATCGCGGCCAGCCGCTTGCGGAGCCCGGTGAGCCCTTGGATCTCGCTCATGTCAGCACGGCCTGCTCGCCCGTCTTCCACTCCGCGATGAACAGGGCCACCTCGGTTGGCAGCCGGGAGAGGTCGAAGGTGTTGCCGTCCGGCGTCATGCGAGCACCCGCGAGCAAGGCGTCCGGCCGCAATGTATACCAAGCTGCCAGCGCCTTTGTGGCGAGCAGCACCGGGTCGGGGATGTCGGCCATGGCGTAGCCCCAGTCGCCGGTGATCGAGAGGTCGTTGGGCATCGAACCACCCGAGCCGGGGTAGCGCCAGGAGTCGAGGTCGCGGTCGAACCACTCCGGGTTGCCCAGGTACCAGCGCGGGTCGCTGTTCGGTTGGCTGAAGGCGCGGAACTGGATGCCGGTTGCGACGCCCGTCTGCTGGAGGTCCGGCAGGAGCCAATAGGTCGCGTTGGCCGTCAATGCCGTGCCCTGCAACGTCACGGCCGATGCCGTCCGCAGACCGGGGATTGCCATCTGCGCCCGGCCATCCGTGCTGAACACGAGCGTCTTTGTGACTGGCCCGAAGATGCGCCCGGTGGCCCGCTCCAGCGCCCACCCGGCCGAGGCGATGTTGCTCCCGATCGTGGCGTCGCTGTACTTGCTGTCGCCCCCCGGCGGGTTGAGGTCGAGGTAGTCCCGTACGGTCTGGACATTGACGAACATCGCGGTCATGCGGCGGCCTCCGATCGGATCGCGGCTTCGATTATGGCACCGAAACGCCGTGCCGCAACATCCCAGTTGAAGTGCTCGGCCACGTGATGCGGTCCCCGGGCGCCGAGCACGTGTCGCTCGGCCACGTCCGACACGAGCCGTTCCACGGCCATCCCGAACGCGCGCTCATCCGCGGCCCACCACGCGTGGTCGTACGGGTTGTCAATCAGGTTGCCTTCCGGGACGGTGATACCGGCCGGGCCGACAACCTCCGGGACCGAGCTGTAGCGGGCGCCCACGACCGGTACGCCACACGCCAGCGCCTCCGCAATCGTCAGGCCAAAGCCCTCTGCGCTGTTCGAGACGTAGATATCGGCCGCGTTGTAGAGCGCGTTCAGGATCTCCCGCGGCGCACCGCCGTACTCGTCATGGAAGCGCGTGGACAGGAAGCGCGAACCGATGGCCGGCGGGTACTTGCTGATCGTGTCGGCAAGGTTGCCGCCCTGGTCGTACGTCAGGCAGTGGTACAGAAACCAGAGGTCGCGATGGCCGGCCATCACGGGCGCGAGCGAGCGCAGGAGGCGCGCGTACTGCTTGCGCGGCATGTGCCGGTCGGCCCGGAAGAGCCACGTCGATTCAGGCCGTCCGCCGAAGTAAACCTTGCACTCTTCACGCGAGCGCAGCACTTCATCGCCCAGCCGGATCGGCCGCGCCGCGGAGACGGGCCAGAAGGCGGACGTATCCACGCCGTGGTAGACGAGCGGCGCATCGATGCCGGTGGCGCGCTTGATCTCGTCCGCGCCGAACTGACTCATCGCCACCGGGCGCACGATCCGCCAGAACTCGACCCACGCCGGCGGCAGGTCCACGCCCTCGACCGGCACGTAGTGAAAGCTCGGCACGCTGCGGACGGCCGGGAACATCTCGGGCATCCGGCGCACGGCGTGGAAGTCCCCGAGCACGATCACGGCCTCCGGCGCCCACGGCCCCAGCGGATGGTCGGCCCACGTCGGCCCGGAGATCAGCCCATCCATGCGCGCCAGCATCACCACGGCCGCGGCATCGTCGTCCGGGATGGCGAGGTAGCCGTCCCGAGCGCCGACCTGGAAGGTCCGGCGGCCGATCTCGCCGGTCGGCGGCTTGTCGTCCTCGTTGATCGAGACGAAGCGCACATCGTCGCCCCGCGCCAGCAGCGCCGAGCCGAGGTCGCGCGTCACCGTGCCGAACCCTGACGATGCCTGATCGCCCAAAAAAAGGATGCGTGTCATGCGTGCAGCGCCTCCCAACGCTTGCGGTCCGCGTCGATCACCGGCGCGATCTCGGCCCACCGCTTCCCCGATGATCCGTTCGGCGTGTGGCGCACCGGCACGCCCAGCACGCGGCAGACGCGGAGCCCGCGCGCGCGCACCGCCTCCTCGAAGGCATCGTCGCCGTACCACCAGCCGAAGCCCTCATCGAACGGGATCCCCAGCTCAGCCTTGAACATGAAGGCAAAGCCGGTCATCCCCCCGGCGCCCCACGTCCCGGTCGTGGCCTGCACGTCCCCGTGAGGCGCGAGGAGGCCCCACGGCGCCCCCTCGTCAGGGAAGGCAATGCCCGCGTCGGGTCTGGTGCGAAGCGCGTCCCGCAGGGCCGCCAGCGAGCCCGGCAGGAGCGCCACGTCGTCGTTCAGGATGGCGATCTCGGTTGCCCCTCCCTCGCGGGCCATGCGAACCCCGGCATTCCACATCGCATGGATGCGGTGCCCGAAGTGCTCCGACTCCAGGCGATAGATGCGAACGCGATCCTCGCGCAGCACGCGCTCGAGCTCGGCCAGCTCGGGCGGGTGGTAGCGCGTCGGGATCACCGCGGCCATCGTCGTCCACTCGCGCCCGTAGGCGGACGGTCGGGCCGGCACCGGGGAGGGGGACGGCGCCGGCCCGGGGTATTGCTGCGTGATGTGTGTGCGGATGTCGATGGCGTGCGTCCCGTGGTTGCTGCCCTGCGCGCCCGACTCGCGCAGGAGCGCATGGCCCGCGACCATGCCGGGCACCTGCGCGACACGGAAGCCCGCCGCCCGAAGCTCCATGAAGAAGTGGATGTCCTGCTGCCCGAACCGCGCGGCGCTGTCTCCGTCGGCCCTGCGGGCAACCCACGCGCCGCGCTCCAGTTCGTACGCCCAGTCCGTCGTGAACCACGGCCGCGGCATCCCCTCGAAGACCCGCCGCCGGATCAGCGTTGCGCCGAGCCCGGCCCAGAGGATGTGCCTGGCCTTGTCCCGCACCAGGCAGCCCCACCCGGCATCGAGAGCGCCGACCGGGTAATCCACGGCGGCCACGTCGTTGCCCTTGGCCAGGAGCGCGAAGCTCGCGGTGAGCGCACCCGGCGGCGGGATCACGTCCTCTTCCACGAACCAGAGCGCATCGGCGCCCGAGGCGAGCCCCATCTCGGCCACGCGCTCGTCACAGTCGGGGATCGGCAGGTCGTGCGTCAGGAACCAGCCGCGGAAGCCCGCCAGCCCCGCTACGTTGCCCAACACGGCCTCCACCGTGCGCGAGTGGACCAATCCACGGGAAGGCGTCACGACCGCGAACGTGTCAGCCACGCGCGGCCATCCAGCGGTCGTAATCGGCCGGGTAATCGAAGTCGTCCGTCAGGTCGTAGATCTCAGTGGCGTCGCCCACGTTGGCGATCATCCCCCGGCACACGTCAACCATGCCGGAGGCGAGCGCGCCGTGATCCAGCAGGTAGGACTCCCACAGTCCGCCTCGCGGGATGTGGCCGGCGGCACAGAGCGCGTTGACGGCCCGGAGGGACATCTCGTGATCCGCGTGGTGCTCCGGCCAGAAGCTGTTGGCGAATATCTCAGCCCACGGCTTGCCCGTGATGGTGCTCGGCCCGAACCGCGCGAAGAGATGCCGGTCGTGCTGCGAGCGACCGACGATTGTCTGCATGGCCGCGTCGCTGTACCAGACGTCACCCATGAGGATGATCGTGCGTCCCGCCTCGTTCCAGAGCCCACGGACGCCGAGACGGCCGTCCACCGGATCCGTGTCCCACTCCGGGATGACGGACACCACGCCGCGGACCTCGTACGGCCCCGAGATCACGATATCCACGATGCCGTTCTCTCTCAGGAGTCGGATCATCCGGTCGAGCAGCGTCTCACCGTCGATGGGGAGTAGCTGTTTCGGGACGCCAAGGTGGTTGTCCCATCGCTCCTCCGATCCGGCCGCGGCGATGATGGCGCGCGTCACCACGCCACCAGCCCGTCCGGCCGCGTCCAGTCGGCCCACCACTCGCGCAGTTGGTCGTCACCGTAGGCGCCCCACGACTGCCAGTGGAAGCCCTCGGTCGGCGGCATCCCGGCCGTTAGCAGCACATCCCGGCCGTGGCGGACCTTGGCCTTGGCCTGCTCGAAGCTGCGGAACGGGATATGCCGCAGGCGAAGCGGGCCAACCGGCGGCTGCACCTCGCCCGCCAGCCCGTGATTGCCCTGCTGGATGTGCCGGCCCGGTCCGGGTCGGAATGCGACCTTGCCATGTCGCGGCTGGGCCCAGAGCGAGCCGGGCCGGTAGCGCGTGATCCGGGAGAAGGGGTTGGGGTCGTCCGGGTCGTCCGGCTGCGGCACCATGTCCCAGGTCCGCGTCATGGTCGCGTCCGCGTCCAGCCCCATGAGCACGTCCGCGATCCGGCCCTCGGCACTGTCCCACCACTCATCAGCGTCGAACGGCACGATCCAGTCTGCGTCGGGTGCCATCGCGGCCAGCCGGTTCATGGTGTCGGTCTGGCAGAACGCGAACCGCGGCTCGTCCACCACCGTCAGGTCGCCGGTCTCGATGTTCGCGAGCTCGGCCAGCGTCCCGTCCGTCGAGCGATTGTCGGCCACGATCACGCGGTCGCACTCGGCGAGCATGTGTCGGACGACATGCCCGATCACATCCTCCTCATTCCGCACCATCGAGACGGCCACGACGGTCATTCGTGGCCCCAGTCCGGCCCGATCGCGCAGGGGAAGAAGCGCCCGCGGAACCGCATCCAGCGGTCGTGGCCGTGCTCCCAGATCGCGCTCATCGGCTTGCCGTTCACCGTCACGCCGTTCTCGGCGCACCAGCGGCGCCACTCGCCGTCCATCGCGTCCGCGAGCCTGACCTCAGTGGCCCAGCCGACGTGATCGCACTCGATCCCGAGCGTCGCCACCCGCCAGCCTGCCTCGATCATCTCGGCGCTCCAGATGAAATCGTAGAAGTGGGCCGGCGGGAGCGACCGCGCCAGCGTCAGGTTGGCCAGCGCCGCTCGGCGGAAGGCCATGAAGAGGCCATCCACGGCCACGCTCGGGCGCAGGTCCGTGATACGTGGGCCGATCTGTTCCGCCTTCGCGTGGCCGCGCTCGCCCCGGAGGTTGCTCATCGTGGTGCCTGGCATCCGGTCGCCGTCCTCACCGATGGCCCACGACCCGGCGAACCCCACGAGGCCGAGCCGTGGATCATCCGCGAATGCCTGTTCCACGCGCAGGTTCCAGCCCACCTCGTGGAGGATGATGTCGTTGTGCGTCATGGCGATGACAGTCTCGCCGGGTGCCAGGTCGCGCACCTGCGCCAGCGGCCAGAAGTTGCCCTCGTTGACGGCGTTCCGCAGCACGCGGACCGGGAACGGCAGCGTGCCCCACTCGTCCGCGGTGTACGGCGTCGGACTGGCGTTGTCGATGATCACGAGGCCGAAGTCCGGCCCGCGCACCGTCTCCGCAAGCGAGACAACCGTCTGCGCCGTCATCTCGTGATTCTCGAAAACTGGTATCCCGAGGATCACGCCGGCCCCTTCCGCACGATCACGAGACCGGGCGCGATGTCCAGGCGCACGATGGACAACAGTCCCATGCCGCACTGATCCACGAGGCGCTTGACGAACCCCACCATGCCGGCCGTGTGGTCCGGCGCTGGCGCGGCGCCGTCCTCCCAGTTGGGCCAGTAGCCGGTGCCCCAGTCCTCGATGGCGTAGATGCCACCCGGCACGAGATGCCGCGTGAAGAGCGGCCAGAAGGACGCTTCGGCCAGGGCGCCGATGTGCGAGCAGTCATCCACGATCACGTCAAACGGCCCGCGCTCGGCCCCGACGCGATCGAGGAGCGCCACGTCCTCCTGCGCCCCCGCGTACATGACGATGTGATCCATGTCCGGCATCGTCGGGAGCTCAAGGTCGATCCCCGTCACCTGCCCCCACGGGAAGTAGTCGCGCCAGACGAGAAGCGAGTTGCCGGTCTGAATGCCCAGCTCGAGGATGCGCACGGGCGCGTTGCGGATCGGCGCCAGGAACTCGGCGTAGATCGGCAGGTACGACGGCGGCTTGTTGGCGCCGTGCTGCGCGACAAGCTCGATCATCCGGGCTTCCTCAGCACGCAGCGGCCCTCGATGCCGTCGCGCACGGTCCACTCGGCTTCCTGCCAGAGCCGGATGCCGTACTCGGCATTGGCAGCCTTGATCCCGGTGAAATATTCGAAGCTCTCATGGATCCAGAAGCTGACGTGCGTAGGGTCCGCGAGTGGCTCCCAGCGGCCGGGCACCATCAGCGGGACGATCACCTCGAAGAGGCCGCCGGGGACCAGGACGCGGTGCATCTCGTTCATCACGTCGATGCGCTCCTGCCCGGCCGGGATGTGCTCCATGAGATGCGAGCAGCGCGCGGCCTCCACGCTGTTGTCCGGCAACGGGAACGGCCCATCCTGCGCGCGGCGGCGGAACTCGCCCTCACCGTGACGCGGGTCCATGTTCGTGAACCCATCCCACGGCGCGTGCCCGCCACCCAGCTCCAGCTTCATGCTTCCTCGATCCGTGCGTAGGCCGCGTCGATGGCGGCGTCGTTCATCCGCGAGTGCAGCAGGACGGCGGCCAGCGGCGCCTTCGGCAGTCCCGGCGTGCCGCGCGTCTCCTCCTCCGGCATCCCCTCGAGCGCGATCTGTTCGTGGATGCGTTTGTACCAGCGGCCGGCGTCGCGGCGGAACAGGCGACAGTGCCAGTGCTCTTCGTACTCGGGCGCCTGCACGCCGTCGAACCAGTTGCGCGTGAAGAAGAGCCACCCGCGCGGGGCGTAATAGCGGACGTCCTGCCACTCCACGTCGATCTGCGGCTCGGCGTCCACGGTGCGGATGAAGTCCAGCATGGCGGCGCTTGGCAGCTCGTCCGGGTCCAGATGCAGGATCCAGTCGCCGGTGCAGTGCGGGAGCGCGGCGTTGCGGGCCGCCGAGAAATCGTCGCACCAGGTGAACGGGACCAGCTTGACGCCGGGCCATGCGGGCATCGTGGCGGTGCGGTCGTCCACCACGATTACCACCTCCGACACGATCGGGCGGAGGTAGGCGAGTAGCAGCGCCAGCCGGTCGAGCGGCGGGTCCTTGACCAGGAATGCGGCGGTGACGGTCATGCTTGACACGCGGCCGGTGGAGTAGGTATATTGCCTGCGTTGCGGAGTAAGTAGCTCCGCCGGAGCAGGAGCAAGGCATGGAAACCGTACAGGTCAGCCCGGAGCGCATCGACGTGCGCCGGATCACGGTGCGCATCGTGGGCGATAGCTCGCTCATCACCCACGCGTGGTCCCACAAGGCCAAGCAGATGATGCTCGACAAGCAGATGAAGAAGGGCACGCAGGCGAAGGAAGCCAAGAACCCAGAGCGCGACTACGAAGAGTCGTTGTACCGGCTCCCCGATGGCGGCTGCGGGTTCCCGGCGGTTGGCGTAAAGGCTGCGGCGATCCGCGGCGCGAAGGGCCTCGGCATGGTCATGACCGACGCCCGTTCGGCGTTTCACATTGAGGGGGACTTGCTGCGGATCAATGGCGACCCGCGGCCCCGCGAGGATATGGTGCGGCTCCAGGGGAACACGGCCGACATCCGCTATCGCGGTGAGTTTGTGAAGTGGTCGATAGACCTCCCCATCACGTACAACGCGCGGATCGTCTCGGCTGAGCAGCTTGTGGCGATGCTCGACGCTGGCGGGTTCGGAACCGGCATCGGCGAGTGGCGCCCGGAGAAGGACGGCCAGTTTGGTCGGTTTCATGTCGAGGGAGGCGTCCAGTGAGTGAACCGGTCTACCAGTTCCGCGAGGGCAGCCGTTTCCGGGGCGATGCGGCGGCAGTCGCCGCCGAACTTGAGCGTATCCGCACCGAGTGTGGCGCGCTCCGATCCGAGGTCGTCGTCACAGAGGCAGAACCAGACGGAGCGCCGCTGCATCCTTACTTCGAATGGGATGACTCCGCGGCCGCTCACTCGCACCGTCTCATGCAGGCTCGCACGCTCGTGCGTGCTGTCGTGGTCATGGTCGAGGGCCATCCGCCCGCGTCCATGTACGTTCACGTCAGCCCCGATACGGTCGGGGCAGGCGACTACCAACCGCTCGCTCGCATCGTCACGATGCCCGACCGCTACCTCTCGGCTCTCGCCGAAGCGCAGCGCGAGCTTGTGTCTGCGCAGCGCCGCGTGAGCGAGCTTCTTGACGTGGCCCGCACCACCGGACACAAGGAGGGAGAGGTCGCCCGCATCATGCTCGCCGTCCAGGCACTCGCCACGGCCAACGAGGCGATCATCGCCCTTCATTAGCCACACTCCCGTAGGCAGGGCTTGGCAGGGCGAGGCTTGGCAGGCGCGGCGGGGCGGAGCGTGGCGGGGCGTGGCGCGGCCTGGCGCGGCCTGGCTGGGCGTGGTAGGGCTGCCAGGGTGAGGCTAGGCGTGGCGAGGCATGGCAGGCTAGGCTTGGCATGGCGTGGCGCGGCCGGGCGGGGCGAGGCGAGGCACGGCAGGCAGGGCTCGGCGGGGCGCGGCGTGGCTGGGCGGGGCATGGCGCGGCTGGGCAGGCGAGGCGGGGCAAGGTGGAGGCCGGATAGCGGCAGCGTGGATGCTGTCACGATCCGGCCTCCTTGCTATGTCAGGTTTGGCTAACTAGACGAGATCGGTCAGGCGCTGGAAGGCACCCGTCGCGACGGCGGTCCGTGCGTCGAAGGCGATATCTTCCTCGCCTCTGAATCCTACGAGGTTGTAATCCCAGCGAGTGTTAGCCTCGGTTGACGTATCGATGCGATACCCCATCCCGATGTAAAGCTTGGCCTTCTTGAAGTCACCCATGAGGAGCGTGCTGCTCGTGATGGAGTTGTCGGGGTACACCGGGATGCCCCACACGCGGACGGAACCGCCCACGTCGAGGCTGAACGCACCCGAGGCGGCACCACCGGCGTAGAAGCCTGCGGCGTCGGCGCCCTGCGAGAACATCGTCCAGTAGTCGGCGGCGTTCATGACGGCCGCCGAAGCCTTGTGGTCGCGCGCGGCCAGGTCCGACGCGCAGTTTGCGATGCCGGCCGCTACCGAGCCGATCAGCGTGGCCGCCCCGGTGAAGACGCCATCGTAAGTCGGCGCCGACGCTGCGAGCGCCGTCAGGATGCCAGTCGGCTCCGTGGTGCCCGCGCCGCGGTAGATGTAGTACGACTCGCCAAGAGCGAAGCTCCGGGCCAGCTCGTCAATCACGTCGCGCTCTGCCGCGCCTGCGGAAGTGCGGACGAACCGAGTGGAGAGGTCGTAAATCCTGGCCAAGGTATAGAGAGTAGCTGTGTAGCTCAGGTACGCCAAGTCGGAGTTCGTCTTGAGCGATCCTGGAGCGATCACGAGCGCCTTTGTCGTCGCCAACGCACGGTACGGCTGATCGACGCCGACGCCGGTCATGCCGTTGATGACGGTGACGAGCGAGCGCACGAGGTTCGGCGCCGTCGCCTGCTTCTCGAGCTCCGCCACGAGGTTGTTCGGAATGATGTATCCGCCAGTAGCCCCCGTGAGGCCGAGCGTAGCCTTGGACTCGGCCGGCACCTGTGCGTAGCCGCTTATGCTTGCCAGCTTGGCCTTGGCCGCGCCGTACAGCTCCGGGTCGTTGCTGTGGCTGTCGATGATCGCGGTCAGGAAGTCCCCCGACCGGTAGCCCGACGGCGCATTGCCAGGGCCGACCAGCGAAGCCTTCGACGGTGCGTGAGTTGCCGCTTTGGTGGCGGCCCAGTCGGCCACCGCCGCATCCGTGGCCGCGTCGAGCTCGGCCTTCGCCATCTTCCCCCGGATCTCGCCGAGCTCGAGTGCGGCGGCCTTGCGCTCGCTGTCGGCGGACTCCCAACGGGCGGCGTCCTGTCCCTTGCTCTCCTGCATGACGCCCACCGCGGCGTCGATGCGGCTCGTCAGCTTGCCGAGCTGATCCGTCAGTTCGGTGATCGTGTCCAACGTGGTGATCCTTTCAGTCTGTCGAGATGTCCAGTTTCGCCAGTACGGCGGTCAGCTCGTCGATTGCCTTCCGCAGCGCCGCCTCGTTCATGGCACTCAGTACTCGCCCCGCCTTCGCCGCATCGTCGCTCACAGAGGTTTGATGCAGGTCGGCCCGGAGGTCGGTGAGGTCCGCGACGAGATCGGCCCAGAAGGCAGCCGACGGGGTTGCGCCGATGGCGTAGAGATCGTCGATGCTCGCCTTGAGCGGCCGGAGCACCGACTTGGTGTTCTGTGGGGATGTCGAGAGCGTCTGCCGCCAGTACGGCCAGACGAGGATCTCGCCCGTGTCGGCCTTGCGCGTCTGCCCGGCGATGGACTCGGACGAGCCGAAGATCGGTGCGCGCTCGGCCAGGCGGCGGATCAGTTCCACGCGGCGTTCACCGTGGTTCAGCCAGACCGTCACCCACCAGCCGTCCTCGTCCATGATCGGGTCAACGGCCTTGCCGAGCGGCGTCCGGCCCAGCAGGCGGTCCCCGCCGTGGTGCCAGTCCACGATGCGCTCGGTCAGCCATCCCGGCTTGATGTCCGTGCGCTCCGTGAACGTCTCGCCGTCCACATCGACGCCACGCGGGAAGATGGCAGACGGGATCGGGCCGCCGAACGGGATCGCCAGCAGACGGAAGGCGTCATCGTCCAGCAGCGTGGCCTTGAGCGGCATCATGGCGGAGTCTCCTGCACTCGGGCCTCTACGAGATCATCGCCCTCGTAATACGGGATCCAGTCGAGCGTGCCGTTGGGATGCTCCTCATCCGCATCGGCCTCTTCGAGCGTCACCGCACCACGCGCGATGCGCTCCCGGCACATGTCGTCCTTGTCGCCATCGATGGGCTGCACGTGCGTGACGCCCATCTCGGCGTAGGACTGGAGTGCCGCCGAGTTGAAGGTTCGCATCGTCTCCGTCCGGGCGATGGTTTCGGCGCGTAGCTCATTGAAGATCGGGACGCCCTCCCGGATCGTCTTCCCGAGTTGCGCCGGCCCCTGGCCCTCATCGATGCCGGCCATGATGAGTTCCTGCACGCGGTCCCGCGTCGTGCGGTTGATGTCCACGATCCGCTTACCGATCGCCTTGAGCAGGCGCCAGAACAGCGGCTGCGCCCAGACGTGCGTACCGGCCTTGCCCGTGGGCGCCAGCACGTCGGCCACCGTGTCGGCCACCGTCTCTGTGATGGCCGACACGTAGGGTTTCACGGCCTCCAGCATGGCGGCATCCCAGCGGTTCTCGTCCCACCATGCCGCGGTGTCGGACGGTTTGGCCTCGATGTGCGCGGCGTTGGCGATCAGACGGCGGGCGATCTCGACTCGCTGCGCCGCGAGCACCTTCTCGACGGCTGCCTGCATCTGCGGCGTCCACTTCACGTTGACGGCGCGGCGCAATCCCAGCAGGGGCCGAAGCGTGTCGGCCTTGCCCTCGGGCAGGATCGGCGGCTCCGGCTCCGGCGCGGGAGGCGGCTCCGGCTCCGGCAGCGGCTCTACCGCACGGCCCTCGGCGTCGGGCGCGGTGTACTGGCTCGTGATCGAGAGCGGCATCCAGACCGCCTCGTCAAGCGCCGGATCTCCGAACGGGTCCAGGCCGAGGATTGCCCGCCGCTCACGGTTGCGGAGCGGCTGCGACAGCGCCAGTGCCGCGATCTCATACTTCGGCTTCTCCTCCGTGAAGTCCGGCTCTTCGATCTCGAGCTCGAGGGTGACGCCACGCGCCTTCCAGCGGTCGAGTATCTGCGCCTGGATCACCTCGGCAAACGGCGTCAGCCGTGCATGGACGGCGCCCTCCCAGAGCACGGCCTTGTCGCGGTCCTTGGCAAGGGTGCCGCTGTTCAGCCCGGATGGCACGTCCATGCCGATCTGCGACTTCGGCACTCCCCAGAATCCGAGGATGTCGTCGCGGCTCATGGCAAGCGATGCGATCAGGTCAAGCTCGCGCGGGCTGGCCGCGGTGGCGAGGAAGTCCATCGGCTTCTTGATGATGAGGTTCCGCTTCGCCGCCTGCGGGTCCTCGCTGATCGTCCGCATGTCGCGCACGAGGCTCACCCATGCCTCGTCGCTCATCTCCGTGCCCGGCTTCGGCATCGTGATGCCGGCGATGCGCCCGCCGGAAGACAGCACGCCCCCCGAGTGCCGCGCCGCGAGCATCCACAGTTCGGACAGGATGCCGGATGTCTCGGCCAGCCCGATACCCCATGCGCCGGCGTCCGCGGGGTCAAGGGTGAACTGGATCACCTCGTCAAGGCCGAGCGGGTAGCCCGAGTCGGGATCGTAGGGTTTGGCGTCCAGCCGCCAGCCGATCACATAGCCGGCCGGGTTGTTGACGGGCGTCATCCGCGCCGGGTTGACGTAGAGGAAGGCGGTCGGGATCTTGTCGAGACTCATGCCGTCGCCCAACCAGAAGGACGTGCCGCACAGGCCCATGTGGCGGCCCGTGAGCGTCCAGAGCGAGCGCCGCGTCAGGTACTGCGTCTCGCCCTTCTTGAGCGCCGCCTGCGGGTGCTCCAGCAGGTCGAGCGCGGCCTTCTGCTCCGGGCTGGACTCGTCCCCGATCTCGTGGTCGTCCTCATCCTCAAGGTGCCACCCGACGTTGGCGAAGGCGTTGACGACGGCCCTCTCTGCGGCGTTCACCCACGGGTTGACGCGGTAGATCGCCTGCGCGGCGAGTGCCTTGGCCTGATCGTCCTTCTCGAACAGGCTGCTCATGTGCCGGTCGTACATCATCGGGATGACGCCCGGGCCGGTCTCGGCCTTGGCCGGGCGGGCGAAGCCGAGCGAGCGCGCGATGGAATCGAGGATCGTCATGTCAGGCCACCATGCTGAAGTCTGCCCCGGCGGTGGACTCCCCGAGCATGAGCCCCGAGAGAGCCCACACGAGCGCATCCAGCCGGTCCGGGGATGACTCGCCCGGATCTCCGGTGAAGGAACAAAGCTGATCCTCCAGCTCGGGGAATGGTGCGCAGTGGGTTACCTTGCCCTGCTCGTAGAGAGCGGCTACCGGCTCGGCTCGGGTGCGCTTGCCGCGGCTCGCATGGACGAGCGTGACGGGCACCAGCGGGTCAACCGTGCGTATGACCGTGCTTACCATGTCGCCACCCTGGTTGGCCTCCGCAATGATCCGGTCGGCGCGGTGCTCATGGTAGGCGCCGATGGCGCGGCGTGCCCACTCGATTGGACTCATCCGCGTCGTCAGGTCGGCCAGCACGTAGCCGCGGCGGTCGTGCCCGAGCCCGGCGACGATGATGCCCGTCTCGTCACTGTCCTCCCCGCTCGTGATCGCGGGATCCACGGCCACGACGATGCGCGCCAGGTCCACGCACACGATGCCATCGCGGATGATGCGCGGTGCCGGGCCGTGCGCGAGGATCGCCCGCGTCCAGAGCGCGCCCGGCACGTCGTCGATCAGCTCGCCACCCAGTTCCTGACGGCCGAGTCGCGTCCCACCATAGACGCGGTAAAGGTCAGCCCGGACTGACGCTGCGAGCGATGGGTTGTCGTCCGTCGTGGCTCGCGTCACCACGGTATCGGGCGAGGCGATCATCTCGCGGAGAGCCTGCCGCGGGCGTGGCGTCGTGGTGAAGATGGCGCGAGGGTGTACTCCCAACCTGAGGCCCAACCTGGCCATATCCCACGTCTCTGACATGTAGCGCCATGCCGCCCATTCCTCGGCCCACAGGAGGCAGTGCTGCGGCCCACGGAGCCTCTGCACGTCCTCGGGCGAGTAGGCGCCGAAGATCATCGCCTCGCTGCCGTTGGGCCACGTCAGATCGGCCCGTTTCTGCGAGTGCGCGACGAACATGATCGCGCCGTTGTGCGAGAGCAGCCCGGACTCGCCGCGGACGCACGTGGCGTAGCCATCAGGGTTCGTCGGCGCGATGATGGCGATGCGGTGCGGAGTCGGCCCGGAGAGACAGGCGGGGCCGGTTGCGTGCGTGTCCACGAACGCACTGCCGGCGTCCGTCTTGCCCGCGCCGCGGCCCGCGAGCATGAGCCAGTGCGTCCAGTCGCCATCGGGCGGCACCTGGTGCGGGTACGGGTGCCACGTCGGCGGAAGCTCGGCGCGGAGTTTGAGCGATGCGACGGCGAGGGCCAGCACGGCAGAACGCTGCTCCGCCGGGAGACGGTACAGGGCGTTGCTGACGTGCTGCCCGCTCACGTCTGGCCCGCCAGCACGCGCTCGGCCTCGGCGATGACGGCGGCCGGATCCAGTCCGTTAGCGGCGGCGATCCGTTCGGCCTCGCGCTTCACGTCAATCGTCATGTCCACCTTGTCGCGGCGGGCGTACTCCTCGTGGCGGCGGCGTTCCAGCCACCATGCGGCAGCCTGCCAGGAGTCGCCCGCCGTGGCTGCCTGCGCCACGTTGCTCAGGAAGCGTTGCTCGGCTTTGGCCTCGGCGTTTGTCACGGCTGCGGAAAACGCGGGATCGCGCATCCAGTCCGCGAGCGTATCGACGTGGATGTCGGCGCCGTTCGCGGCAGCCCGGCGGGTATTGCCAATCTCCAGCGCAAGCAGGATGGCGGCCTCGCGCTCCGGGCTGCGCTTCGGGCGACGGGCCATGTCAGGAACCCGTCGGCATCGTGGCGTGCGCCGTCTCGGCGTAGACGGCCGCCTCGACAATGGCCGTGAGCTGCTCGATCGTGACGCGCAGCCCGTAGCCGGCGAGCATGGTGTTGGCTGCCTTGATGGCGGCGGCCAGCTTGGCCGCGTTGTCCGCGTCGGCGAGCGTCTGCTCGGCCCACTGCACCGCGATCCCGGCGATGCTGCGAAGCAGGGCGAGGTCGGTCGCACTCAGGTCGTGGAGGATGCGCTGCCGGATCACGACTGCGATCCACGACACGATGGCCGTGACCACGCCGGCAAACGCGGTGAGCAGGATGCTCGTGAACGCCTCGCTGCTCAGGACGGAGATCAGCCAATCGGGGATTGTCACAGTGCCTCCAGCTTGCGAGTGGGCACGAGGGCGTAGGTCTTACCACCCGGGTAGAGCAACTGCCACGACGCGGCAGCGCGGTAGAACTGGGCTGCCGTCATCGTGTCGTAGTCGGGCCTCTTGGGACGCGCAGGGCTCCCGTGGTTGGGTTCCTTGGCGTAGACGCGCACCACGCCATCGACTGTCTGGTAGCCCAGCGCCGCGACGGCGTGCCCGCCATCGAAGCCGAACGGCTGATCGGCGCCGTAGCGGCTCGCGTTGCCGTTGCGCCAGCCGTTGCGTGGCGGGGTGCCCTGCGAGCTCGCAGCGGGCCAGTCCTTGTACCTGACGCCGAGAAGGACGGGCGCCTTGAGCGTCGCCTGGAGAATCTGCGAGGGCGTCAGGTCGTACCGCCACGTGTACGGCAGCCCGACGACATCGCAGAACGTCTCGACTTCCGTGTTGCGCATCCCGCGCCTGGTCGGGTTCCCGGCGAGAGTGGGATAGCCGGCGCGCGCGCTGATCTCATCGTGCGCCATCCGGCGGCGGAACCAGAGCAGCGTGAGGAACTGGAGGATCGTGTGGGTGCAGCCGAGCGCGCCGTTCGCGGTCGTGGCGTCGCCCGTCTGCCCGAACTGCTGGAGCCAGAGGTTGTCGCGGCAGACCGTGAGGGCGCGGTCGAGGATCGGCTTGCTCATGGCCGCAGGCCCGCGAGATCGACGGTGAGGCCCACAAGCCCGAGGAGTGCGAGCACGACCAGCAGGGCCGTGCGCCAGTGGGTGAGGACGTACCGCGCCGGCTGGAGGCGCGCATCGATTGTCGCGTCGGCGAGCGTCGCCGCGGTGATGTGCGCGCCAATCCGGTCCGACGCCTCGCCGAGAGTGCGCTCGACGCGGGCGATCCGGGACTCCTGCTTCGTCCAGCGCTCATCGTCGAAGGTCGAGCGCAGCTTGATCGTCGCGGTGATGCGATCCTCGGTGGCTTCGATCATCCGCCGGATTTCGCTCAGCAGGTCGAGCACGAACTTGACCTGGGCGGCCGTCGTCGCGGCAGGATCGGCCTGCACGAACACCGGGACGTTCGCCGCTGCCAGGTCCGCGGCGATCTGGGCCTCCAGCTTGTCGGACGCCCGGCGCATCGGGTGGTCGGGGGGGTTGGGCAACTCGCCCGAAGAGAGAGAGGCGGACAGGTTGCCCAACACGCGCTACAGC